TTTATTGCTGTGTTTGAGAGTGTTAAGTCTGAGGAACGTGAGATATTCACAGTTCATAAAGACAAAAATGAAATACTAGAATTTATTACATTCATTGAGAGAAACATTCAGCTACAAGAGTGGCATGTATCTTTTAACGGTTTGGGGTTTGACAGTCAGATTACTGAACATGTACTTAGAAATAAAGAGCAGTTGCTTAACCAAGATGGTGAGACAATTGCTAGGTTTATTTATAGTAAGGCACAAGATGTAATTGGCAGACAGAACCGTCAAGAGTTCCTAGAGTTTGCTCCAAAGGACCTGCAGGTACACCAGGTAGATGTCTTTAAACTTAATCACTGGGATAACAATGCTAAAAGAAGTTCTTTAAAGTGGATTCAGTATACAATGGACTGGCATAATATAATGGATATGCCTATTCATCATACTGAAAATATTACTTCTGAACAGATTCCGGAGATCATTACATATTGTATTAATGATGTTAGGTCCACTAAGGCTATCATGCAGCTCAGTAAGAGTCAGATAGAACTTAGGAAGACTTTGACTGAAGAGTATAATATTAATTTGTTCTCTGCATCTGAGCCACGGATTTCTAAAGAGTTATTCTTGCATTTCTTAAGTGGTCACACTGGGATTAAGAAGTGGGACTTAAAGCAAATGAGAACACACAGGAAGAAGATAGTAGTTAAAGATATTATCCTACCTTATATTCAATTCAAGACAGCTACATTTGAGAATCTATTACAGAAGTTTCAAGATGTAGTCATCTATCCTGGTCAAACTAAAGGAGGCTTTAAGTACTCTATACAGTACAAAGGAGTGAAGACTGATTATGGTCTAGGTGGTATACATGGTGCTAGGTCTGCTAAGGTATATGAATCTGCGGAAGATATGGTTATCATGACAAGTGATGTTACCAGTTTTTATCCTAATCTAGCTATTAGAAATGGATGGTCTCCGGCACACTTACCTAAGGAAGAATTCTGTGATCTTTATGAGTGGTTCTTTGAAGAAAGAAAGAAGATACCTAAGTCTGATCCTAAGAACTATGTATACAAGATTATCCTAAACTCAACCTATGGGTTGAGTAATGATGAGAATAGCTTCCTGTATGATCCTGAGTTTACTATGAGGATTACTATTAATGGTCAGTTAAGTCTGACTATGTTGTATGAGATGATCTGTGAAGAGATTCCAAATGCTATTCCACTAATGCAGAATACAGATGGTCTAGAGACTATGATCCCGCGGGAGTATGTTGATAGATATATGGATATCTGTGCAAGATGGGAGAAGAGAACCATGCTACAGTTAGAACATGATACTTATAGTAAGATAATTCTGGGTGATGTAAATAATTACATTGCTATCACAGAAAATGGTAAAGCTAAGAGTAAAGGTAGATTTGAGTATAAGGATTTAGCTCTTCATAAGAATAAGAGTTTTTTAATTATACCTAAAGCTATCCAAGCTTATTTTGTTGACGGGATTAAACCTGAAGACTATTTAGCACAGAACCAAAACATATTTGATTATTGCGGTGGTGTAAAGATTAAAGGAGATTGGGAGTTCTATGAGCATGCAATTGCTGATGGAGAACATACTATTAAACCTTTACAACATACAATAAGATATTTTGTTTCCAATTCCGGGTCAAAGATTATCAAGAAAAATAATACTGACGGGAGAGAAATCCAGGTAGAGGCTGGGAAGTGGATGCAAACTACTATGATTGACTACGAAGAAAAAGAGTTCTCTGAGTATGATATTAACTTTAAATATTATCTAGAGAACATTTATAAAGAAATAAGGTCTTTAGAGCCTATTAATCATCAATTAAGTTTATTTTAAGATGCCAAAGAAAATTCAAGATTGCACAAAAGCACATTTGATTAGTATTGATTTACCGGTTCATGGTGATAGCTACACAGTTATCAGCCATGAGTCAGTAATGGATTATGTATTCACAGAACTTGCTAATGCAGGTTTTGGGATTACAACAGAAGAGTATAGAGCAACTGCAGATGGTCAGATTGCTCAGGGTATTTATAGATTGAACTATAATAGTGACCCAGAATTATCTATGATGTTTGCTTGGACAAACAGTTATAACAAACAAGTAAGATTTAAGTGTGGTGTTGGTGCATATGTGAACCAAATAGGAACCGTGATGGTATGTGGAGACATGGGAAGCTGGGCCAGAAAGCATACTGGTACAGCAGATGCAGAAACAATACAGACTATTAAGGATCAGATTGCTGATGCTACTATGTATTATAATCAGTTAGTATCTGATAAGGAAGCTATGAAAGTTATATCTATGACTAAGAGAAAACAATCTCAGTTATTAGGTATCTTATTTGCTGAGTATAAGATTCTTACTACTGAGCAAGCTAGTATGATTAGAAATCAAATGGAAAGACCTAGTCATGTGTTTGAGGACACTAATAGTCTATGGGCATTTTATAATTATGTAACTATTGCACTACAACATTCTCATCCCAAAACATGGATGGAAGATCAGAGAGTGTTACATTATTTTATATCAACTGTTAATAACTTTACTACCCCCCAAGTCACCCCTCAAGTCACCCCCCAAGTTGAAGCTGTAGTAGATTCATTAACAACAAATTATGGTCAACCAGAGAATCAATTAAATATTCTAACTGAACTTGATAGAATAGAAGCTGAGGAAAGTGTATTAGAGGTAGAAGAACTTGATCGCAATATTACGATAGATGAAGTTATTACTTATACTGATCCTGTGGGTAATACTTTTGAAGCTCCTATAGTTACACCATTTGCTGCATATGAATCAGAACCAGAAGATGACTTTGACTTTGATTTAAGTATTGCAGATGATGAGGATGAAGAATTACAATTTGAATTTTAAGAAATGTTTTAATGGTTAATAAAACAAACAAAGAGGGGGTATGGCATTTTGCTGTGCCCCTTTTTTTTAACTTTGTATTATGAAAAAACAATTAAAAGCAGTGGAGAAGTTAAAAAATTATTGTATATTTGTTGCATGGTAATAGGCATATATACAATAAAATCTGTAAAAGATAATAAAATCTTAGTAGGTCAGAGTATTAATATAGTCAGGAGACTTTCACAACATAAGTTTCATCTAAAGAATAATACGCATGATAATAGACATTTACAAAGTGCTTATAATAAATATGGTATTGATAATTTTCAATTTCAAATATTACTTATATGTGAAGAAGAGCATTTGTACTCAGAAGAAAACTATTGGTGTAATTTATTAAATACCCATAATCATAAATTTGGATATAATATTAAACCTACACATCCTAATGGCAACTATAGACATTCAGAAGAAACAAAGTTAAGAATGTCACAAAAGTTAAAAGGCATTAAGCGCACTAATGAGTTTAAAAAAAATTGTTCTCTTAGAATGATTGGTCATAAAAAATCTAAAAAAACTTTAGAAAAATTAAGAAACACTTGTACTGGAAAAAAACATACAGATGTTACTAAACAAAAACTGTCACATATAAAAAAAGGTAAATCTATTACATTTTCTAAAGAGGGCAGGGCTTCTGTAGATAAAGCTCTAAAAGAATGGTTAAAGTTAGGACTAAAGAATAAAAAAATAAAAGATGAGTTAACAGGTGTTCTGTATGAAAGTGTTAGTGATTGCATAAAAAAACTGAATATTTCAACAAGTGCTTTTTACAGAAATATAAAAAGAAAAGGTAGATTTACAAATAAATATAAATTAAGTTATGTTAAAACAATTAAATAAAGTAGCAGAATTCCACACAGCATTTGGACAAGAAAATGGTAAATGGCCACAACCACTTACTAAAGAAGAGTATGAACTCAGATACAGATTGATGGCTGAAGAGAACTATGAGTATCAGGAAGCATGTGAGGCTAACTCACTAGTAGAAATTGCTGATGCTCTTGGTGACCAGTTATATATCTTATGTGGTACAATACTTAAACATGGCATGCAATATGTCATAGAGGATGTGTTTGATGAGATACATGCAAGTAACATGAGCAAACTTGGTGAAGATGGTAAACCCATTTTAAGAGATGACAACAAGATATTAAAAGGTCCTGGTTATTTTAGACCAG